TGGGCGTCGGGGTGACGGTCGCTGCGGCGGTGATGATGGGGTTTGTGAAGTGAGAATGCGCGCAATCACCGCGCTCGACGTTCCGGGCGTTTACTGTATTTGTAGCGGTGGACACCCGGTCAGGCGAGTAAAGATCGGGTGCACGACTCGCAGCATTAAGGGACGTTTGGCGCAGCTTCAGGTCGCGTCCGCTGAGCCGCTTCGGCTACTCGCTGTGCTTTCATTAGATCCGGCAGATGAACCGATGTTTCACTTACGTTTTGCTGCGGAGCGCCGACGTGGGGAATGGTTCGAACTCAGTGAAGCTCTGCGGGCGCTGATACTAAACTCGCAGCACACGACCGACGGGCAGCAGGTGTTGAGGGTTATGCCTAGTTCAATAACTAAGCCCCATTCCGGGACGATCGTAAAAACCAAGCTTGGCCTCTGGCAGCCAGTGATCACGCTCGCCGACGGCACGCGCAAGCGGCTCAAGGCGTTCAAGAATGGCACCAGCGAAGCGGTCGCGCGTGAGAAGACCGCCGCCTACGCGCGCCGAGCAATCGAGCTTGGTCTAATCCCCGGAAGGGCCGCTCGGTGACCTGAAACGCAAAAAGCCCCGACTCACGCCGAGGCTCCTTGGAAACGATGCGACCCGTTCCCCAAAGGAGTAGCCCATGCCGAACGTTCATTCAAGCATTGCCGCCACGCTCGCGCCCACAACGCCGCTCCGACTCGTTCCGAGCGCACCCACGCTCCCGGCGTTCGAGCTACCCGACATCCCGCATCTACACCATGCCGCGCGTCGGATCGACAGTGAGGGCGAAGGTGAGCTGAGGTGGTTCTTCTCGGGCCCGCCGATCGCAAACATCAGCGGGTCGAGCGGCGCGTTCGGCAACCAGCTGGAGATCGCGAGCGCGTTCGGATTCGGCAGCTTGCCGTGCCGCAGGTGTGGCGGGCGGTTCCGCTCGCGCCGACGCGGCGGCAAGGACACGATCGTCGACTGGCGTGACGGCACGGGCATGGCCCCGCGGGATCACTTCGGCAAGCGGGTGACCTACGCGGCGGCGCTCGCGGAGTTCCGCAAGCGAATGCAGAAGGAGCACCAGATTGTGCTCACGTCGAAGCCGCAGGCGCGAGAAGGCATCGACCCCGATCGGACCTGGGAAGCGATGGTCTGGGCGTTCAAGGCGCAGGGCAAGACGCTGATGACCGACCAGGCTTTCCGCCTGGCCTACGATCGGGTGCCGGACGAGTACTGCAAGCCGTGCCTGCCCTGCCAGGGGATCGGCGTCGTGCCGCGCCGTGCCGCCGCCCACGTCGAGGTGACGGCCTACCCCACCGGTTCAAGCAAGCACGGGCAGGGCAAGGCGGACGACGGTTCCAAGCCCGAGAGGCAGATCCAGAAGGGCGTGCTGCGGGACGGCGCCGCGGTCGTCAACCTGCGGGAGCTGGAGCGGTACCGGGAGATGCGGGCGATCCTGGCCGACGTTGCGGCAATGAGCTCGATCGCCGTCGAGGGGCTGGAGGAGTACTACTGCCGGGAGAGCGGGCAGAAGGCTCTCGAGCGGCTCGTAGGGGAGCGGTTCGGGTTGACCGGGCCCGCGCGCATGAGGGCGGCGAGCCAGCTGCGTGACTTTTCGTGCCAGGTGTACAACTTGGCCGCGCACGGTGCGCAATGAGAGGCCGCCTAGAAGCCGAGCTGAGCTTCTCGGAGGCCGCCGCCGAACTCGGACGACACCGGGATCCAAAGGGCCGGAAGCTCCGCAACATGGTCGTGGCGCGCGAGTTGCAAACCGGGAGACAGATCGCGATCCGGCTTGCAGGTCAAAAGGAGCCCAAGCTCAGGATCACGATCGGCGCGCTCTACCGCGCCTTCCCTGAACTGGCGCCCGCGAAGATCGACGACATCGCTCGGCTCATGAAACCGATGCTGGATCGGTCAGAGGCGCGGACAAGAGACGTGGTCCGTGAAGAAATTCAGAAAGACGTGATCCCGCGCATCGAATACCTCGAAGAAGAAAGCGGGATCGTGCGTCGGTGCCTCGAGGATTTGGATCGGCTGAAGCGACGTGAACTTACCGGAACTGCCCACACACGGCCGTCTGGGTAACAGCGTCTGATTCAGACCGAGCAGCCACGGATTAGCCGAATGCCCTGACCATCCCGCGCGCCCGAAGAGCCCACGGGACGCGCCAGCCGGCAAGACGAACCCGGGCTCGCAACGGAACGACGCGACCGCCGAAAACAACGCGAACAACGGATTCTGTTGTTTTGTGGATTCGGCCCAAGTGCTGAGGGGCACACATGCAACGACACCAACCCAGCCAACATGCTGGAACGTGGGAACCCGACGACGCCGAGGCAGCCCGCCTGATCCTCGCGGTCATGGCCGAACCGCCCAAACCGCCGGTTCCAAGGCCGCTCTCCAGGCTGCAGCGGGAGGTCGCACAGGACTTCCTCGACGTGCGCAGGCAGTGGGCGAGGCGATGAGAACCACCCCTGACGACACCCACCGATCGCACGATACGTTCTCGGTCACGCCGGTCGAGAAAGACTTCGTTGACCGAGCGACGAAAGCGAAGGCCAAGCTTTGGCGCGCAGGGTGGCCGGACTTCCTATTCGAGCTGAACGGGCAGCGTTTCGGCGTCGAGGTCAAGCGCGGCGAGGATCGGATTTCGAAGACTCAGGCCGCCATGTTCCGGGTCTTGGAGCTGGCGGGACTTCGGGTGTACGTGTGGAGCCCGCGAATGCCAGGAGCTCTCATTCCCTGGTTTGCCTACATGTCGATCGGGAGGACGGCCCGGGCTTTGGCCGAGGCCGAACGTCGACATGCCTCTGAGGCGCTATCCGGTCTGATAGAGAGCGGATTTCTGAAGTGATTTCAATAGAGCATTTTCTAGGCCGGGTGGATTCGTAAATGGCGCGGCCGAGTAAATGGACCCAGAAGATTCAGGACGCGATCGTCGCCCTGGTAGAAGCCGGTGACGCTGCCGAAGTAGCCGCTGGGGTCCAGGGAATTGGGCGGTCTACGCACTTCGATTGGCTCACCAAGAACGAAGATTACCGGACTGCGATCTCGCGCGCGCGTGACGTTTTCGAGTCAAGCCAGCGGGCGATTCTGCTGAAGGGCGACGCCACGGGCTGGAGCTTCGGCCCGGCCAAGGCGGCGCTGGAGGTGCTGGCCCGCAGGTTCCCCGCACGGTGGAGCCAGCGGGTGAAGCACGAAATCGACGAGTCCAACCGGCTCATGTTTGAGGTGCTGCAGCGTGTCTGCCGCGATCCAGAAATCTACGCCAGGGTATGTGCGGAAGGCGATTGCAGCGCGGTCCTTATCAGCGTCTGCGCGGAACTCTCTAGCCAGGACAGCGAGGGCGACGCTGGAGCAGATCTGGGAGACGAAGCTCCGATCCACTGAGAAGCTGCCCGAGCCAGAACCCGAGGCGCTGCCGGCGCTGCCGCCCCCAACGCTCGTCGACTTCGCGTCGTCGACGAACTGGCCCTTCGAGCCGTTTGAATACTTTCAGCCCTACGCAGAGGTGCTTGAGCGCGCGATCGGCGCGGACCTTCGCATCTACTTTCACGCGCCGCCCCAGCACGGCAAAACGGAGTTCACGCTCCGAGCCCTGCTCTACTGGGCGCGCTTCGGGCCGCCAGGTCTGCGGCACGCCTACGTCACGTACAACGAGACGCAGGCGCAGACCGTCGCAAAGGACTTCCAGAAGCTTGCGCGCGACGCGGGCTTCACCGTCGGCGGCACGCTCGACATCGTGGTGCTCGACGGCCACACCAAGATCCGGTTCACGAGCATCCAAGGTTCGCTGACGGGATTCCCGCTGAGCGGGGTGTGCGTCATGGACGACTTGGTGAAGGATGCCGAAGCGGCGCTCTCGCCTACCGTCCGCGAACAGTTCAAGCGCTGGTGGCGATCCACGGCCCGCACTCGTCGCCATCCCGGGACCTCGTTCATTGGAATGGGGACGCGCTGGCACCCAGACGACCCAGGTGGACACCTCATCAAACATGAGGGGTTCACGTACATCAAGCTTCAGGCGCTCGCCCGACCGGCAAACAGCAACGACGTTGACGAAGACGGGCGAGTCATCAGCGATCCGCTACACCGTTTCCCCGGTGAGTCGCTTTCCAAGTGGAAGCCCCCGTCCTTCTTCGTTGAAGAGCAGACGGACCGGCACACCTGGGAGGCCATGTACCAGGGAGAACCGGTGGCCGCCGGCGCTGCTGTCTTCGCCGAGCCTGGTACGATTGACGAGATCGGAACAGTCCGCGGCGCGACGTTCTACCGCGAGCTCCCCAAGGACGGCTACCGCGGCGCGTTTGGAATCGATCTCGCGTACACGGCAAAAACTTCCGCGGACTGGTCGATCTGCATCGAGGGGATCGCCATTGGTGAACAGCTCTACATCGTCGATGTCGTGCGCAAGCAAGTCGAGGCCACGAGCTTCGCGCTGGCGCTGAAGGCGAAGACGTCGGCCCGCCCCGGTTGGCCCATGCGCTGGTACGCAGCGGGCACCGAAAAGGGCTCAGCGCAGTTCATCCGTCAAGCGTTGCGCGCGGGTGGCGCGGACCCGCTCAAGGTGCTGCCACCCATCGGCGACAAGTTCACTCGTGCGATCGGCGTGGCTGCCCGCTGGAACGCCGGTAACGTACTTCTGCCCGACCCGCAACACATCAAAGCCGCCTGGCTGCCTGAGTTCCTAGCCATCGTACTCGGCTTCACTGGCAAGAACGACGACCACGACGACGACGTGGACGCGCTTGCCGCACTCCACGATCAGCTGATGAAGCGCAACCGGATGTTGGAGGCGCTCGGTCACTACAAGTAGCCAATGCCCTCCAAGCTGATCCAGGCCCTCCGAGGCCTCACCCGCGAGGGGATCTCCAAGCTTTCCGACGCGACCACGCGCCTCGACGACTGGCAGAATCAGGTCACCGGCTTCGGCACGGCGATCGATAAGACGACGTACACCCAGTACGTCGGCGGCATCCGCCTATCCGATCAGGCGCTGTCGAACCTGTATCACGGCGACGATCTCGCCGCGCGCATGATCGATATCGTTCCGGATGAGCTCCTGCGCGAGGGGTTCACGGTAGAGACGGGCGATGCTGATCTGAACGCCGCGCTGTCGGAGCAGCTCGAGCAGCTTGGGCTCGATGGCAAGCTGGCCGACGCTTGGCGCTGGGGCCGCCTGTATGGTGGCGCCGCGCTCCTACTCGGCGCAGATGACGGCCGCTCGGCAGCGATGCCACTCGTGCCGGAACGCGCCAAGGCGCTTAACTTCGTCCACGTACTCGATCGCCGTTACCTCTGGCCGCTGACCTACTACACGGATCCAGCAAGCTCGAAGGTGGGCACACCAGAGACGTACATCGTCTCGTCCACGTCGAGCCACACCGAGGGTCAGGGCTTCGCGGTGGTGCACGAGAGCAGGCTGGTCCTGTTCGGTGGTGCCACCACTGGCAGCCGCGAGCGCGAGCAAAATAACTCCTGGGACCATTCGGTCCTGCAGCGCGCGGTTCAGCCGCTCGCCGCATTCAACACTGGCTGGAAGGCGGTCGAGCTCTTGCTCACCGACGCCAACCAAGCGGTGTTCAAGATGAACGGTCTGTCGGAAGCGCTCGGCGCGAACGGCGAAGAGACCGTCAAAGCCCGCATGAAGGTGGTCGACCTGTTCCGGTCGGTCATGCGCGCCATCGTTGTCGACGCCGGATCGCCTGGCGAAAACATCGCCGCCGAGGATTTCACCCGCCAATCGGTGAGCTTCAGCGACATCCCGGCGACGCTCGACAAGTTCATGCTGCGGCTCGCCGCGGCTGTTCAGATACCGGTGACGATCATGATGGGGCAGTCGCCCGCGGGCATGAACGCCACCGGCGATTCGGACTTCCGCTGGTTCTACGACCGCATCCGCTCGGAGCAGACCCGCAAGCTGTCCCCAAGGATCCGACGGATCGTCAAGGTGATGCTGGCGACGAAGGCTTTCAATGCGAAGCCTGAGCGCGTCGAGATCAAGTTCGCGCCGCTTTGGACCGAGACGCCGCTCGCGCAGGCGACGACTCGCAAGATGATTCTGGACGGCGATGCTGTTGCTTCGACCAACGGATTCTTGGTCGCGTCCGAGATCGCGACTAAGCGGTTCGGTGAGCCCAACGGATTCGACAGCGAGATCCAGCTCACTGACGAGGGCAAGGCTGCCCGCAATGCCGAGCTCAAGGGTGACCTTGAAGACTTGAGCAAGCCGCCGGAAGAGCGTGAGCCTATGCCGGATGATGGCGGTGGGTTTGGTGGTGGTGGCGGCTTCGGCGGTTAGCAATGGGCAAAGCAGCAGCGCGACGTCGCGAGCCTCGCGCCCCCAAGCGCAAGCTACGGCGCAAGCTTCCGCGTGCTGCCCGCTTTGCAAAGGCGATACAGCCGCCTGACGGGCCCATCGTCGCGTACCGCCTGGCAATGCGCCGGGCAGTCGCAAAGTGGTGGGCAAGCGTTGGCCCCAAAGCACTGCAGCTCGCCCAGCAGATCGGCAAGGCAGACGAGACGCACGCGGACGCGCTCGACGCTGACGTGCACATTGGCGGCGGCAGCGAGTCGGCGACAAGCTACCTCGGCGCCCAAATCGGCGGCATCACTCGCCAGCTCGAGCGTCACAGCGATTCGCAGTTCAAGCGCATCGGGATCGACCTTAAAAAGTCGGCCCCCGGCGTCGCCAAGCTGGTGCCTGGTTTCCGCAAGGAGAACGTCGGCCTCATCAAGACGATGCTCGACTCCGAGAAGTCGAAGATCGAGCAACTGCTGAAGGACGGTGGCAACCGTCGCGTTGAGTCGCTCACCAAGGACATCAAGGAGCGCTTCGGGATCGCGACCCGTCATGCTGAGCTTATCGCACGCGATCAGACGCTGAAGCTGAACGCGGCGATCACTCGCCAGCGCATGGTGAACGCGGGGATCACGACCTACGTGTGGACCACGGCCGGTGATGAGCGCGTGCGGCCATTGCACGACAACCTCGACGGCGAGACGTTCGACTTCGACGATCCGCCGGTCACGAACGATGACGGCGACACGAACAACCCAGGCGAGGATTACCAGTGCCGGTGTGTCGCCTACCCGATCGTCCCTGAGCTCGAGGAAGACAACGACAAGCCAGAGGCCGAACCCGACGAGGAGCCCAAGCCGGAACCCGAGGCCAAGGAGGCAGAGGCACCCGAGCCGGAAGTCGAAGCCGAGCCGATCCTGGCCCAGGCAGAAAAACTTCACTCCGCGATGGTCAATGACGCGGGCGAGGCGCGGGACATCATCCGCGAGCAGGTGTCGAAAGCGATGCCCGGAGCCACGTCGAAGGACGTGACGCTTGGGCGCGGCGCCGCCCGCAAGGTCTCGGCCGGCGACACGTCAGGCGCGAATGCCTATCACGACTGGAACGGCGCAGTAGTTGTCGCTCCGCGCGTGAAGGAAGGCGCTGTGCGAGCAATGGGCGCGCTGAGTCGCGGCGAGTACGGCGAGGCTTTTCGCACGGTACCGACCGAAAACGGCCGCCACTTCATTCGCAAGCTTGAGGATCTGAACAATCTTCGAACCTACGTGCACGAAGAGGTGCATGGCTATTCCCGCGTAACGCCCTACAGCTATGGCGGCGTGGGTCGGATTCTGGAAGAGGTCGGCACCGAGCTAACCGCTCGAGACATCGTCGGGAATATCAGCCCCGATATCGCGGCGAACCCCATCGTTCGCGAGGGCGGTGAGCATTACGTTACGATCGGCGGCCGCCTTGAGTTCTTGAAGTTCGGTTCCTACAACGAAGAAATTCAGGCCGTGTCGGAGATCGTCTCCAAGCACACGGAGCTGGACCGAGCCGCAAGCCACGCACTTATTCGCAAATCCCACCGTGACCGAATCTGTGCACCACGGGCGCCCTTCACGTCGCCGCACGAGCATCTGGACGAATTCCTTGTCGGCCTTGACCAGCCGGCGGACGTAACGCAACGTATCCGGACGGACCTGCTCCGTTTGGCTGGTGACGATGGCGACATTCGGCTTCCCGCTCGGTGAGCCACCACGCGACGATGTGGAGGCAGCGGCACGCCTGCTGCTCCAGTACGAGCGCGAGGCGCCTCTGAACCCCGACCGCGTTTCGATGTTTCTCCAGATGTGCCAACGGCCTGGTGAAGTCGTGCGCCGATCCGCCGAACTCCGCAGCGCATCGAAGTCCGTCTAGCGTTCATCGCCCACCAACCTCGCACCCAGTCCAAGTCCCGACTTGGCATTGGGCGCACGTGTGTCCAGGCCCCCTATGGCAACCAAACGCCGCACATTCAACCTCGAAGGCATCGACGAGGGCCAGAGGCGCGTCCACGTAGTCGCCTCGACCAGCGATCCCGTCAAGGGCTTCGACGACAAGGGCAACGCGCGGCTCGAGTCCCTCCGCGGCTGGAAACTCGATCGGTTCATTGCGAACCCCGTGATCCTCTGGTCGCACGAAGCCGACAAGTTTCCGATCGGCAAGGGCGTCGACATCAAACCGACCCCGGATGGCGGGCTCGAGCTCTGGATCCAATTCCCATTTGCCAACGAGCGCAACGAGCGCGCGGAGCAGGTCTGGGACCTGGTACGGACCAAGCAGGTCCGCGGGATCTCGGTCGGCTTCGACTACGGCGAGCAGTCCAACGAAGACGGAACGGCCGTGTTCACAGGCAATGAGCTCGCCGAGGTGAGTGTGGTTACAGTGCCGGCCGACGCAGGTTCGCTGGTTTCACAAGAGCCCACGGTCGCTTCAACGACTGACCCGGTTGCCGAGGAAGAGGCCCGACGAAAGGCCGTAAGCGACGCTGGACGAGCCCTCGCCCTGCACCGACGCACCGCCACCAAGTCGGACGCTACCGAGACCTTCCAGCGCTTCGACGTGGTTGGCCGCGCAGGCAGGGTGCGTCGTACCCAAGTCGGCGGCGTGCGCGTGGATGCCAGACTGACCCGCATTGGTGTCCTGCCTTACACCCTCTCCGATGGCTCAGTCCGTCGTGAGCTGCGGCACCCCGATGAAGTGTTCGACGCCGAGTCGCTGGCCACGCTGCAAAGCGCACCCGTCACCGACCTGGCGCACCACCGATCGCTGATCGGCCCGCACAACTGGAAAGAAGCGGCGCTCGGTCACGCGGAGAACATCCGCTCCGACGCGCGCTACGTCGAGGGCGAGCTCGTCATCAATGACGCAGCCACCGCGACTGACGTCGAGAACGCGAAGCTATCGGACATCTCCTGTGGATACGAGTGCAAACTCGACTTCACGCCGGGGGTTTTCGAAGGCGAGCGCTATGACGCGATCCAACGGGCCATTCGATACAACCACGTAGCAGTGCTCCCTAAGGGACGCGGCCGAGCCGGCACTGATGTCGGCGTACGTCTCGACTCTGGTGACGCTGTCTGCATCGACAACGGAGAACAGCCAAATATGAAAACTATCCGACTGGATGGTAAAGACTTCGAGGTCGGCTCGGACGCTCACCTCGCTAAGATTGACGAGCTGCACGCGGCAGAACTGACCAAGTTCAAAGCCGACGCTGCCGAAGCGACGGCGAAAGCTGCCGCCGCGCAGAAGCTCGCAGACGAGGCGCAAGCCAACTTCGACGCGGCCTCGAAAGCCAAGAAGAAGCTGGAAGACGACCTCGAGGAAGAGAAGGGCGAGAAGGGCAAGGCCCGCGTTCGCTCCCGTCTCCGCCTCTTGCAGCGCGCCGCGAAGTTCCTCACTGACGACGACGAGGACGAAGAAGGCAAGTATGACGGCCTGACCGATCGGGAGATCATGGTCAAGGTCATCAACTCGGACGCGAACTGGAAAGAAGAGAAGTTCGACGGCAAGTCGGACGACTACATCCAGGCGCTGTTCGACAGCGTATCCAAGAACTTCACCCGCACCGATGGTGTCGATTCCGTCGTGAAAGCGCACAAGCTCGCAACTCGCTCGGACGCTGCGGACGACATCGTTTCGAAGGCGGAAGCCGAGATGAAGAAGAACAACCGCGAGATGTTTACCAAGACTCTCGCTGCCAGCAAGGACCAGGCGCGAGGCTGAGGCCTCGACGCTGACGGAGAACCATCATGGCTACAGCAATTCAAAGTGCCGTTACTGTTTCGGGCCCCCCAGCTGGCTCGCCGGGCCTGGAATACGATTCCGGCTTCAACGACGTCGTGACCAAGCGAGCAATCGCGGGCATTCCGTTCGGCTCTTACGTCGTGTTCACCGCGGAAGGCGATTGTAAGCTGCCAGCGAGCTTGGCTGAAATCACCGCGAACGATGGCGGCGTGGCCTTGTTCGACTCGACCGCGAAGAGCGGTGTCGGCTACTTGGCGAACGACCCGGTTCGCGTACTCGTCGGCGGGCGCGTGTGGGTGCAGACCGAGGGAACTGTTGCCCAGTCCGATCCGGCATTCGTGCGCGGCGTGGCTGGTGCCGGCGGTTCAATCCTGGGTCTGTTCCGCGCAGACGCCGACACGTCCTCCGCCGTCGCGGCCCCGGGCTGCAACTACTTCATCGGCGTCACGGGCGCAGGCCTGGCCGTCGTCACCGTCAACCACCCCAAGGGCACCTGATAGCCCAATAGCTCACTGAGCCTCTCAAGGCTCCTTCGGGTTCGCGCCTCGCTGCGCGCGCTCAGGCGGGCGTGTGCCCGAAGTTCGGAGAAAGCACCAAATGAATAATCGTAATGCTGTGGTCAATCAGATCACCTTGAGCGAACTCTCGAAGCGTTTCGACGCGAACGAGACCGCATTCCTCGCTCGACAGCTGGAATACGTTCGCGCCGAGACCTTCAAGATCGTCTATCCCGACCTGAAGGCTCGCTCTTACATCCCGATCGCGACAGACATCCCGGAGACGGCGGATTCTTACGTCTACTTCGTGATGGACACGGTGGGGAAGGCGAAGATCATCGCCAATGCTACCGACGATCTGCCGCGCATCGACGTCAGCTCAACCGAGCGCGACGGCAAGGTCCGCCGCATCGGCGATTCGTACGGATGGGATCTGGACGAGATGGCGGAAGCCGCTCGCGTTGGCATCCCGTTGTCGTCGCAGAAAGCGGAAGCTGCGCGTCTTGCCATCGAGCGCGCGGTCGACGAGGTGTTGTGCCTCGGCACGACCACGCACCCGAGCCAGGTTGGTAAGGACTTCGGCATCACTGGCCTGCTCAACAACGCAGACGTGGTGGCGCAGGGCATCATCAACCCGGCCAACGATCCGTGGAGCGTGACGCCAACCGCGCCGGAGATGCTCGCCGACTTGAACACGATGATGAACACCATCGTGAACGCGAATAGCCAGGCTTTCATCCCGGACACGATCTTGTTTGCGCCGGCCCAGTTCTCGCTGCTCGCGTCCACTTCGGTCGGCACGGACAACAATCAGATGACGGTGTTGCGTAGCTTCTTGCTGAACAACCCCTACATCAAGAACGTCGACCAATGGTACCGCCTGACCGGCGCCGGCGCTGGCGGCACAACCGATCGCGCCATCATCTACAAGCGCGACAAGAGCGTGCTCGAGGGCGTTGTGCCGATGGACTTCCGCCAGGAAGCTCCGCAGGCGCGCAACCTGGAGTTCGT